TTACAGACTCTTCTCGATCTGTTTCTTTTCTTCCTTGGTGATAACGCCCTTGCTTTCCAGTACTTCCAGATGTGCCTTGGTATATAAACCCTTGTGGAAGTACTTGCAGATTACTTCAAAATACTTGCTCATGCGCACACCTCCCCGGTCAGGCTCTCATACAGCAGATTGGCGTTTTCCTGCTCCAGCACTTCTTTTTCTTCCTGCACGGCTTCCAGCTGTGCCTGTACGCGCAGCAGTTCCTGCTGCTGATCACTGACTTTTGCCACCACAACACTGCGGCGGACAACGGTATGATAGCCCGGATATTCACCCTGCTTAATACCATCAGCGCCATAGATCTCCAGCTTATCCTTCTCAAGTGCCGCCAACACGGCCTCATCCACGGGGCCCTCCAGCCGCAGTTCCAAAGCGGGGACAGTCAGACCCTCCACCTGTGCCGTGGTAAACAGGGCGTCGCCCATTCTTTCGATCTCACCGATCTTCAGTTTATCCATATGTGTTCCTCCTCATTGTTTCCACGAGCCATCCACCTTTTTGTGGATGGCCTCGGTCTTGCGCCAGACGCCGCCGATCTTGCTCCAGGAAACGCCGGCCCGCCAGGTGCCGCTCACCTTTACCGGAGTTTCCACGCCCACAGTAATGCGGCTGCTGTTGTCCACCAGGGTGTCATCCGGCAGCACCAGACAGGGACGGACATAGACCGGATTGGTGATGGCTTCATACCATTCGCCGCTGACATTGATCTTGCAGAAAAAGTCGGCATACGCTCCACTGCTGTACTGGCCCGGTGTGCGGGTACCCCAGCCGGTATCGACCTCGGTATCGGGATCCTCTACCCTCCAGTTGACATAAAAGCTGGCACTGGCGCCTTTGAAATAATCAAACCGGGCGCCTTCGGTGACATAATAGCTCCCGCTGTCGCCGGCGGATTTGTGGGCGCCCCGGGATACCTCTGCGATAGAGGGCAGCCATATCTTTGCCGGCAAGCCGCTGCTGCCGCTGGCTACCACATACGGATCACGGGAAGTACCCTGCCGATAGGGGAGCCTGACCTGCACGATCTTTTCAGCCACATCGGCTTCCAGACGATTCAGCCAGGTGCTGTTAAGCGCCTGATGCATATAGGAAGTGCTGTAATCTCCCTTTCGCTCATCCACCTCTTCCACCATCCTGGTCTGATACGGCGTTTCCGAGCAGTCCTGCATCAGAATGGTTCCACCCGAAAAGCTGTTATCATAGGTGGCGTTAGGTTTTCCGTGATGCATCACGCGGAAAGCGGTATCGTTACCGCTGACCTTGAGATAGACCAGATTGCCCACATCGGTATCGCCCAATCTCATATCGACGCCTCCTTAGGTGGTGTATTTGAACCAGATCTGGCCATTGCTGCCGCCGGTAGGATCGCCGGTGGAAAGCGAAATGTTGCGTACCTGCGCCGTTTCATAAGCGGTGTTGCTCTGGGCTGCCACCACACCCGCCAGCGTACCGCCTGTGATCTGGCCCGCGCCGTGGGTATGGCTCAGAGGTGCCTTTTGGGCAAACAGTGCGCTGTGAGCGCTGCCGTCGGTCTGATGTCCCTCCAGATTGGTCTGGATGCCGGCAGCCGCCTCCTGTGCCACCTGTCGGCAGATGGCCTCGGTCACCAGACCCTGCTGGGTGATGGTCACCTGGATCTGGTCGGCCTGCAAAATGGTCTCTGTCAGATAAAAGGTCACCGTCAGATCGGTGTCGTTTTCTACCGTCAGGCTTTCGTCCAGACGGAACAGCTTGTAAAGGGTCTCCGGACCGTTGCCCACCCTGGCAAACAGGCCAACCTCCCGCAGTAAATAGGTCTGGCTGGCCAGAGTAGCATTCATAACGGCAGCTACCGTGGTCTGCTGGCCCTGCCAGGTCTTGTCATGGAGCTCCAGCGTCTGCATCTCGTTTGCCATAGCACTGGCACTGATCTCGGTCTGACCGCTGCCGGCTGCTGCTCTGGTGATAATCAGGCTGGTCTCCTGTGCCTGCGCCTGAACAGCCAGCTGCGCGCCGGCGGTGGTATACATGCCGGTCAGTTTCATGTGATTTCCTCCTCCTTGGTAAAGATCTCCAGTTTCATGCCCTGGAGCAGGGCACGCCGGGGTGTGGGATCGGTCTCCACTTCCGTACTGGCACTGAGCACACAGTCCAAATGGGCCGGTGCCGCCCGACGCAGTGCCCGATGCACCGAACGCAAACTGGGTACCAGGAACTTTTCCACCCTGGCCGCCAGATAGACGGTGTACCTGGCATACTCCTCGGTGATGGTCACCTCACCCTCCAACATTCGCAGCACCAGCGCCCTCAGCTTTTCAGGGGTACAGGTGTCCATCTGCTCCAATGCCACCTGAATGAGTACCCGGCGGGCGCTAAGAGGCAGATCCTCCCGGATATCCAGCCCCAGCTCCCGTTCCCACAGAGCGCAGCCTTTGGCATCGGCGGTAGCTGCCGCCAGGCGGAAGCACGCGGCCCGCGCCTCCTCCTCCAGCCGGTTCAGCTCACTGTCACAGCTTTCCAAGATGACGCCAATGCCCTGACTGCTGCCCACACTTTCCGGCAGGGTCTTTTTGATATCAGCCATTGTCCACCTCCGTCAGTTCCACCGCGCCGAGGATGGCATACTTACCCTTGGCCAACACCAGATTGGCAGCCGTACCGTTAAGAGTGACTCCACTGACGTCGGCTACCCCTCCGCAGTTCATCAAAAGACTGATGATCCGGTTAATACTCACCGTCTGGCCGTTTTCGGTCAATCCCAGCTGTCCCAGATAATCGGTCAACGCCTGTTCCGCCGCTGTCTGAATGGTACTCAGCGGCGTCTCACTGCCGGGCGTAATAGTCGCCGTCACCTGGACGGCCACCGGACTTGCCTGGATTACCTGCACGCTGGCGCCAACCGGGCGCAGCCCTTCCAGATGCTCCAGCAGTTTATCTGCCACATCGCTCTCCGCGTTTGCTTCGGGGGCAAAATACACATCCACCGTACCGGCCCCTCTTCCCAGCGGGACAGCCGCTGCAGCGGCCACGCCTTCCAGTTCCAGCGCCCAAGCCACATAGTCTGCGGCATTACCGCTGGCGCCCCTTGCCCGGATGTGATCCAGCACACGCTGCCGCAGCTTCTCGTCGGTTTCGCCGTTTTTTCTGGTAACGCCGTAATCACTGCAGGCCGCATCCAGCCAAAGACCTTCGGCAGTCGCCACAAACCCTCGCTGGGTCACCGTATCAATTTCCTGGCTCCAGATCCGGGCCAGCTCGGCGGCCACCGCCTGAAGGATATCCCCGGTAAAGGTACCTTCCAATGCGCTGACCTGCCCCCTCAGCGCGTCTTTCAGCCGCTGAAGGATACTGTCAAAATCATAACTCATACCGTTGCCTCACTTTCCGCGGTCAGCTCGCCGTACACCGTGCGAACGGTGAAGGCGGCCATCAGCCGCGCCTCTTCTCTTGTAAAGGCGAACCGCTCCACACCCTTGATATAGGGGCAGACCAGCAGGGTCTCACGCACCAGACCTGCCAGGCGGCTTTCGGCCTCGGGCAGCGATCTGCCGGTGAGCAGATGCAGCTGATTGCCGTAGCTGTCGGTGTGAGCGCTGTGGGCAAACCGCACGTTGTCGGGCTGCAGCGCCCGCCAGACCCAAACCCTGACAGCCTCCAGACCGGAAACCAGCCGGAATCTGCCGTCGGCCTCCATCAAAGGCTGACCGGTATTAAAATCCACCGCTACTTCCACCATACGGGGCAGGGCGGTATCGTTGTGATAGGAAAACAATGCCATGCCTTCCCCTCCTTGTATACTCATGTTATCGTTCTTCCAAGCGGCACAGGATGAACCAGCCGCCGCTGCTTCCCACACACAGAAACTGACAGCCTTCGTCGCTCCAGTCAATGCTCAATCCGGCCGCCCGGCCGGCGATAGGGGCCCGTTTCCCCTCCACCGTAAAGCATTCCTCTTCATAGCTGTCCAGAGTGGCCAGTGCCAACAGCAGCCCTTCTCCACCATGCATCAGCTCCAGCAGATGGTAATATGGATTTCCCGTCACAGGCTCACCACCCCCAGCTGAGTAGTGGTCAGACCGCCCTGGCACCGCCAGGCCACCCGCTCCACCAGATAATCGCCGTAAACGCCCATGAGGGGCTTGTCCAGCGTGACGATCTGTCCGCACTTCACCGGGCTTCTGCCGGTAAGGGTCAGCCGCGCCTGGCGGGAAACGCCCTTCAGCATGGCCTTCGCCTGCTCTTCAGCCGTTTCATACTGCAGCGACAGATAGGCGTCCTTATGCCGCAGACCGTACCGCTCTATCCCTTCCCGGTCGGTAGCCAGCGCCGCAACATTGCCGCCGCTGTAAACCGCCGCCTGGGTGACGGCCTCCTCGCAGGTATTTCGTGCGGTGAGATCCACCAGCCGTCCACTCTCCAGAACGGCTCGGCTGGCGCCTTTGGGATAGATCTCCAGCTTGCCGTTCTGCCAATCCAGCACACAGCGATCGTTATACAGATTGCGAATGGTGCGGAACACCGACCGCTCGCAGGTCGCCCCCAACTGCATCTCTCTGTCTTCACCGGCCCAAAGGGAGCCGGTCTCCAAACCGCATTCTTCGCACAGTGTTTGGGTGATCTGTCGGGGAGTTCCCCGATAGGGCCCCCGGCAATGGTTTTTTGCCAGCAGACTGACGGGATCAAATGCCAGCAGCGTCAATTCCAGCGCTGCCGCGTCATAACTTACCCGTTCCACCCTGCCGGAAAACAGCAATTCCTCTGCCTGCATCACCTCCACCCATTGTCCACAGGCCGGATCCAGCCGGGGCAAACGGGTATCCATGGGAGCGCACACCAGCCGAACCTCCGCTTCCGCGCCGGCCCCCTCCAGGTTTTTTTCCACTACGGTGTCGGTACATAATCCGGTGATCTCCTGTCCATCCAGCCAGACTCTCATGTGAGATACAGCTCCCTTCCGCCGGGCAGGTTGTGGGGATCCACGATACCGTTCCGGACAGCCAGTTCTCTCCAGCGGCTGCCGTCACCCAGACAGAGCCGTGCGATGGTCCAGAGATCCTCGCCGCCCCGGGTCACATAAACGTCCGGAAGGCTGCGTTCGTCGGCCCGGCTGTAAAGTCCGCCTGCGCTTTGTCTGGCTACCACATCGGGCTCAGCCAAAGTGATGTATTTATACTCTTTCAGGGTGATGGATACCCCCACATCCCGATCGCCCTCAGACAAGCGCTGTTTCAGTTCGGTGATCAGAAACAGTTCATTGATCTCACTGCCCGAAATCAGCAGCCGCACCGGCCCGCCTTCCCTTTTCCAGCGATAGAGCATAGCCAGCGCCTCTGCCGGGGTGATCCCCTGATAAAACCGCGACTGCTCACAGGGCAAAAAGGTCTCCAGCGTCACCTGTGTCAATCCGCTGCCCCGGGCGGCGTGGACAGTCTCGCCCCGGATGGTCACATAGCTCAGGGTATTCTGGGGTTGGGAAATGATCATATCTCTGGGATTGACGGCAAACTGCAGCCGTTCCTCCTCACCCCTCTGCAGAATGACCGTTCTTGTATTGCTTGCCATCTGCTACCTCCTTGTTTTCACTTACCTTTACCGATTTCCCCAAGCCGCCCACAGCCGGTCTGCCAGTTCCCAGGGGTCGGTACCGTTTCGAGCAAAGGCCACGGCAGGCACCTCTGCAGGATAGACACTGGGTCCGGCTGTCGGCAATGTAGCGTCCTGACCGGTCAGCATCGCCTCTGCCAGCGTCATTCCCTGACTCTGGGCAGCCCGTTGGCCGCCCGCCAGGCTGACAGCCGCCGTATCGGTGCCGCTCTGGCCAAGGATGGCGGCTCCCGCCGCCACCACATCGCCGTAGCTGAGCTTTTCAGTGATGTCAAAAGCACTGGCCAGTGTTCCCTGCTTTTTCAGACTTTCACCTGCCTGTCTCAGGTCGTCACAGGCCAGATACAGGGCATATCGCAGCCCCTTTTCCCCACCCATACGGAGACACTCTTCCACCTCTCCGGCAGAAAGGCTCCTGCACTGTGCCTCCAGGCCCAGCCGTTCAAATTTCAGAGTAAAGCTGCCGGAAGCCTGCCGCCCCAGCAGGTCGGCCCACTGTTCGGCCCCGCTCATTTAGGCCACCTCGGTGACCGAAATGCCCGAAAGCTGCTTCAGATCGCCGGGCAAAAAACGGAAGGAGATGACCTGCTCGTTGACCTTTCCGGTGGCATAGTTCACCAGCGGCAGACTGTCCAGCGCCACATTGTCCACGCTGTAGCGCTCCTCCTCGCCGTTCATACTGTCAGGGTCCTTGAGGGCGGTGGTGATAGTCACCCGAACGTCTCTACCCTCGGCCGCACCCTCCACAATATCAAAAAACCGGCTGAACACCTGACGCAGGCGGAGCTGTCCTTCGCCCCGCCAGCCGGTGACCTTGGAATCCACATCCATGCCGATCTGCACATCGGAGCGCAGCATTTTTACCGTCAGCTGAATGGCACTGGCCTCCGCAATGCGGCTGCCGTCCACCCATACCTCGGCAAACGAACCGGAAAGCACCCGGTTGGCACTCAAACTTGCCATAGTTCCTCCTCCTTACATGGTGATCTCAAAGGTCAGGTCCTCCATGGCGTCGGCAAACCGCACATCTGCCCGCAAGAACACCTGACTGCCGGTATTGGCCGAAAGAATGGCGGTATCGCTCATGCTCTCGGTGTCCACGCCCCGACTCTCCAGCCAGGCCTTCTGTGCGTCATAATCCACGCTGGCCTGATTTTTCCGGCCGGTGTCCAGAACACTGCCCGCCAGAGAAGCAAAATAGCTGTTGATGGCGGTGACCAGCAGCAACTTGGAGTCATAGTCGTTAAGCACCTTGCCCACGTACTCGCTCTCGAACACCGAACGGATATCCGCCCGGATGAGATCCACACCTTCGGTGATCTTGATTTTCTGAAATGC